CGATACTAATTTCATACCATCTCTTATTAATTTCATTTCGCGGCGACGATCACCTTCTAATGCATTTCCTCTATTAAATACAAGGCTAACTAATCCACCTTTTGCATCTTCTGGAAGATTATCAAAATTAGGAAAAGTTTGTTTTGTTAAATTATAGAATTTAGTTACTGTTTTATTATTAAAAACTTTTAAGGCAAGATCCCAAGGAATAGTTATATCTTTTAATCCTCTTATAAGATTCTTGGCGTTGTATCCTTTAATACCAACAACTTTATATAATCTATCAAAAATTTCTTTAGGAAGATCTTTCCAGTCTTCGCTAAATTCTGCTTTGTTTACATAACCTAAATCATAACCAACACCAATTGTAACTCCGCTTTGCTCTCCTGGCCATGCTGGGTTTTTTAAAAATTTATTATAATAGTTTTCGCCACCACCAACTTCAAATTCTAATATAAGATCAAGAGATTTTTTGCTTAACATAATTTAAACTATACTTATTGTCATACCATTATCCCAACCTCTGCTTGGTAAAGCTTCTTGTGTTGCCGTTGGATGTGATGCATAATCAGTCCTACCATCAGAATCATAATATAATCTCCATCTGTATGGTAAAGTTCCATTATTATTATCCCACGCTACATAAAAATCACCACCTAAATGTCCTTGAGACCAAATTCCATTTTGATTATTTAATAATTGAAAATCATTTCCGCATGGTCCAGATCCTCCAACTCCCCACGGGGCGTTACTTGGTCCATTATTTACTCTAATATTTAAAGTATTCAAAGGAATTGCGGAAGATTTTAAACTTATTTTTCCACCAGAGCCCGAGGAAACTTGAACATTATTTGACCATGTAGCTTCCCAAGGATTATCTGTTGAATTTGTAGTTACAGATAATTCAACACTTTGATTCGATAATAGATTCCATCTGCTAGTAGAATTATTCCATCTAACATTAAAAAGTAAAGAATCATGCAAATACCAATTTCTTCCATTTATTAACGTATTTTGTAATTTATATATTCCATTTACAAGCGCAATACCATAACCAGATACAGTAAGATTTTGTTTTTTAATAGAAGTTTTTCCACCGATTTTAATATTTAAAAATGTATTCCAACTAACATATGTTAATGGTAAATATCTGGAACTAACTTGAAAATATTTTGTTTCATTTGGATCAATTGTCGCAACATCATATTCTGATCCTACTCCTGGTTGACCCATAAAAAATATAATTTGTCTAGCTCTAATAGTGATAGTTCCTGCTCCAGTATTTTTTATTCTAGCATAAATTGGGCCTGGCACACTTGTACTTATTTCAAATGGAAAAGTATAATTTACAGACTGCTCTAAATCTATATAGAAACTTAAGTTCGAAAGATTATTAGAAGCAATAGAAGTATTAATCTTGCCCATTTTGTTTAATTATTAATTTTATCTATCGTCTTATCTAGTATATTATCTTGTGGAACTTTTTCTTTTAACCAACTATTAAGAACTCCAAAATAAACAAGATGTTCGCTGTTAATTAAAAATAACTCGTTGCCGAAACTATCCTTATATGGTTTAATACCAGAATCAATTTTTAGTTCGATTGCTTTTTCTTTTTTAAATTTAATTTTATACATTCCAATTAAATTATTATATCGTTCGCGCGCTTGTGGGGTAATTAATGCGTCATCTCCAACGAAAGAAATTAATCCACCATTATCTTTTTGATATTGCTTTGGAGTAGTTGCGTCATAAGATGATTTGTCATCTTGTATTTTATTTGGTGTCACAGTAGCACATCCAACAAGAAAAAAATTAAGAACTAATATGCTTGCGAGCTTGTTCAAGGTCTTTTTCCTTTACTGCATTTTCGATTCCACTTTGATGATCAACTTCTTTTTGAGCTTCTTGGCGCTCTTTCATTTCTTTTGTATTCTTCGCACCGAATACATTATTGATTGCTGCGAATATTCCAGATACTGCTGAGAGTAAAGCTTGGAGTATTCCAGTTGGCATAATTACTCTACGTAACTTGCTGTGGCATCTTTACATCCAGATGCAATAGCGTTAAGTACCTTTACTGCAAGAGCACCATTTCCATCTAGTCTAGCAAATTGTTGAGCATAAAGATCTTTGATTACGGTAACATAATTTGCCCAATGAGTTTTTTCTGCTGGAAGATAATCATTAAGAGCTTTTTGAAGTTGCTCTGGAGTTGGAGTATTTCCAGCTGTTAATCCTTCTACAATTGCTGCAACATGATTAATCATCTTAGCTTTTTCAATTCTATCATTACCAGAAACTGCTTGATCGAGAACAACAGTGCAAGCTAATACTACTGCTGGCTTAACATAAGGAAGAGTATTTTCAACACTTGTTGCAACATCAACTTTTCCAGTATTGGTTGTAGCACAACCAAAAAAAAATACGCTCAAAAGAGCAACTGCGGCTAATTGTAATTTATTCATATATTTTCTCCATTTCTTATTTTTGCTTCAATCGTTTGACCTACTGTTCCACCAGTAACTGCTGCATCTTTTACTGTTAATGCAAAAATAATACCAGATACAACTGCTACTAATTTTGAAATTCCTGTGATATAAGCTTCTGCATGATCTGGAAGAAATGCTACTAAAGAAGGATCAGAGTGAATTGCTATTGCTGTGCAAACTGCTACAACTGTTGTAACGCCAGATGAGCTAGATCTCCAATTTGGGCCAAATATTTTAGATAGCATAGTTTTCATAAAAGATTACACATTATTATAATAATATATAATTTTAAAATCTAATATAATTTTAATACATTTCCAGCATATATACTTACACTACGGCTTTAGCTTCATGTCTTTACGCTCTTTGAATTAGTATTCTGTATTCCAATCCGTTAAGCCAAATCCGCAGGTAAGATGTAGCTCCTGCTCCAGCCGTTCCTGTTGTTAGTCCGTTCATAGCATTCGCACCATCCCCACCTATTGAAAGCGAGCCGTCTAATGCTGGAGAAACTGCACTTCTCCCAAGAACAATACATCTTTGCCTGCCAGCGTCATCAACATCGGCTTCGTGTCCAATTATTATATTACTGCCACCTGCCTGAATAGTGTCTCCCGCTTGAGTACCTATGCATATATTGGCATCAGGTGAATTGGCATTTTTTAGTGCATCCCTCCCAATACCAATATTGCCATTACCGTTTATGTTAGAGTAAAGGGCTTCATGGCCCATAGCAACGTTGTCATCTCCCACGGCGTTGGCGGTAAGTGCATTTACCCCAACAGCAATGTTGTTTTGACTACCAATAGAGGTTGAAGCAAGTGCAGTAGAAGAAACGAAAACATTATTTGTTCCGCTAGGTCGTATATGCGTAACTAAAGAATCGCTTATAGCAGGGCTTTGGCCACTCAATAATACTCCAGTGCCATTAACAGTTGGACGATTTGTTAAAGCAACTACTCCGCTTGTTATAGTTATGTCAACTCCAGAAAGACTTAGATTATCTATATTATTTAAATCTAGAGCATTAAACGTACCAGTGCCAGAAACATTAATATTACCAGAAAATATTTGATTACTAATAAAAGTTTTAATACCAAATATATTTTGATTGCCAGTATTGTAAACTAAGTTAGTAGCAATTGTAGTTCCTTCTACTTTTAAATTTCCGCCACTAATATGAACTTTTTCTATTGGGAATAATGTGCCTATTCCAAGTTTACTTGTGCTTTTTTCTGAAATTATATTATTATCACCTAGTCTAAGGTATGGACCTCTTGAACTTGCAACTCCATAAGTTGATCCAGTTTGATATATAACAATTTGATCTCCAAATCCAGCGGTATTGATAGATGGTCCAAATATAGCATCAGTATAATAAGAATTACGTATACTAATTACTTCCTCATTATTACCTCCAACAAAATCTGATCTTATTTTAATATCTGTTGGTTGTTGAAATGTTTTTAAAGAAATTCCACTTATATTACCTTCTAAAGATGTGCCGCCAACTGCTTGATCATTTTCATTATTTAAATAAATTTTATTTACAAAACTTTTATCTCCACTAATAGTTTGGTTGCCAGTATTATAGACTAAATTATTAGCATAAACTTGTTGAAATATACCAGTATAACCACTAATATTTCCTGTAACTGTTGTGTCAATTATTTCGTTATATCTTAGAGTACCAGCTACTGTTAGATCGCCAGAAACGTTTAAATTATTAGCGAAAGTTTTGTTTCCAGAAATAGTTTGATTTCCTGTTAAAAGTACAGCTCCACTAGAAAAAATATTTAATGCAGCTTGCTCTGCTAAATCTAAAAGTAAACCACTTTCTGAAGATATAGAGTCTACAAAAAAACCACTTAATTCATTTGGATTGATTTGCTTTACTCTAATATAATTTGGCATATTATTTTACCTTACTATGATAAAGAATACTTGCAAGATAACTATCTACTTGATGATCATAAGCAATAGAATTTACACTCGCAACAACTTCTTGATTTTGATCAACTGGTTGTTTAATATAATCTTCTATTTTAGAAACCCAATTTTCTGGAGTTTCATTTGCTATAATAATTTTACTAATTTGTTCTGCTACTTCTTTTTGGTTGTAGCTTAATTTTTTAAGATTGTGTTTTTTACGAAGAGCAGACGATACTTCTTCTTCTAGTTTTTGAGCAAGAACAAGATTTTCTTTTACTTTAGAAAGGCTAAACTTATCTTCGTTAGCTTTAGATTGTTTGCCTTGGCCAATTGGAGAAACATTTTTAGTTGATTGTGGAGTTCCAGAACCAGCTGGTCTTCCTGCGCTGTCTGGAAGTTTTGCACCACCAATAAGTGGTTGATAAAATCCTTGATCTTTTAGATCTTTAAATTTTTGTTGAGCTTCAGTAGACTCTTCTGCATTTGGAAGGCGACCAGTTTCAATTGCTCTAATGCCTTCTTCTGGAGTAAGAACACCTAATTCAACTAGACGAGTATAAACTCTAGAATATTGAATATCATCTTTAAGATCAATATCTTCGAAATTTGGCATTGGATAATTTTTAAATCCAAGCTCTTTGCTCATTCTGCGAATTTCTGGTACTAAAAATTCATTAATAAATGCTTGACGAGCTTGTTTTAATCTTTCAATAAATACTTGCACTTTAATACTTGTGTTAGCAAATTTTTCATCACCAATAAGAATATTATTTAAACCAATTTGAATATCTCTATCTACAACTTGATATTTTTCTGGTCCTATTAAATTTCCAATATTAGGAATTACAAATTCAGCTTTGGTTGTATAATCAGCAATTAAAACTCTACCCACGCTTTGATTTGCAAAAAGTTGTTGCATTGATTCAAGATTTTTTTGATTGACTCCTCCTTTTTCTGGATCTGTTCCCATTGTCACAAGGAGAATAGCTTGTTGCATAGTTCTAGCTACTGCCATGTCCATTTTTTTCATTTCAGCTTTCCAATTAATATCTTCTAAAACTGGAAATCCCATTGGAACTGAAAATGGCTCGTAATCTTGTTTTTTGTAAAATACTGCTGCAATTCGATCTGCGTCAAGTGGCAAAGTTAAAATTCCAATAGCCTTTTGTTGAATAAGTTTTCTTGTTTCTGGTGGAAGACTTTGTAAAACTTCTTTATCTTCATCAGTTTTTGGAGACTTTAATCTTTCAAGTTCATAATCACTTAATAGTTTGTAATATTTTCTTTGAGAAAAATTAATTGTTCCAGCGATTTGAATATCTGCTGGGTTAAGTATAATATATTTAGATGGTAAATTAACTGCAGCTTTGGTGGTCGCTAATCCAAATGTTTGAGTAATTTTAGATACATCTTCTTCTGCAATTTTCGTATCAAATCTATAAATAAATACATTACCACTACGATAATATTCACGGAAAAATTTATCTTGAAGATCATTAATATTTATTTTTCTAAATAATGATTCAAAAAATGTTCTAGATTTGGAGCTACCACCAGTAAAGTAAATATCGCTACAAGAAAACTCTGTCATCAAATCAATAGTGTTTCTGAAAATAGCAAAATTATAATATGCTTTTTGGCAAAGAATAACTGCATCTCTAATATTTAAATTAGAATCATTTTTAATGCCAGTAGAATATCTGAATGGGATAATACCATCATCAATATTCTTATATCTATCTGTTCTTATAATTGTACTAGCAGCATTTCTCCTAACTCCATTAGACCCTGAGCTAGTAGAAGCCTTAGCTTCTTTATAAGAAGATTCAGATACCATATAAGGTTGAACATCAGCTGCTTTAGCTGTTTTTTCTTGTTTTTTAATTTTTTTGGCCATTTTACGTGGATTATTACACCTTTATTTAATCATTATAGGCGAAAAAGTTGGACTTTCAACAGTTTCTGGTTCTTTCATCATATCATTATAGCATTTTAAGGCCCAATTTGCTAACATAAGTGCTGAATAATTATCTTTTCTAGCTTTATTGGCAGAAGAGCTTCTTTTAAGGTGTTGTGGTAGATCAAAGCTTTGAGTACCACGGCTAGTGCTAGAATGTTCAACTAGAGCGCATTGTTTTTTAGTCTGATATATATAATCATCTTGATTTTCAATAAAATCTAATGTTGTCCAATCTTTTTTATCTTCTCCTCTAATTAAATCTAGATTTGCTGCTCCTTGATTTAATACTGTATTAAAGAAAGATTCATATGCTCCAGTTTTACTAGCAAACCATATTTTCTTATAATCAATACAAGCTTGTAAATGCTCGTTAGCTTTACGAATAAATGAACTTGTAAATACTTGGTTAAAGGCTATTTTTTTATCTTCTATATTATATTTTTTTCTAGCATTCTTTACCATAAGATCGTAATCAACGCCTTCTAAATCACTATCAAAATCAAATGTTTTAATTTCAAGTTTATCTTTTTTAAATAATTCTGATTGATTACAAGCTGATAAGAAAACATCTGCTCCTGCATTATCTATAATCATTAAAATAATATTAAAATTACTTAATATATAATATAAGTATGCAACGTGATTTTTTAAATTACCAAGACCAGCATAAGTGTGAACTAATGTGCCTTGTTTTGTTTCATCATCTACTTCTAAAATAGCCATAGCAAAATAATCTGCATTTGGACTATCACTCATATTAGGATCGATGCCAAGAATATATTTTTTCTTTGGATCTCCTCTTAATAAAGTATGAGGAGCTTCTCCTAAAGGTAATGTGCAATCTTCCATTTTCTTTGCGTTGAAATAACTATCGCTACCATCTGTAAATTGAGCGCAATACTCTCTCATAAAACTACTATGACTAAATCCACCAGCTTGAGCTTCTTCAATAATTGTTTTATCAATCATTTCTTCTGGAAGAGCTTCGTAACTCATTTGACTAACAAAATACGTGGCTTCTTGTTTTTCTTTTGATTCAATTTTTTCACACCATTCTTTGTAAGTTTTGTAAAGATTTTCAAAAGTATAACTTGCGGATGAAAGCGCAATCATTTTACTAGTGTTTTCAAATACCATTCTCTCATCTTCTTTCATTAAACCTTCACTAATCAACTTATCTTCAAATTCTCTAATTTCCATACGCTCTTTCATGTTTTGTGGAGCAACCAAAAATGGCATTAATACATTTTTAATAATTTCTTCTGGAAGCAAAAGAAACTCATCAAGTACTAGAATATTAGCGCGAAATCCTCGAATCTTTTCTCCGTTAAGAGGAATAGCTACAATACTTCCACCATTAATTTGCCATTCAAATTGATCATTTCTTTTAGCTTTAGCACCAAAACATTGAGCAAGTAGTTCTGCGCCTTTGCTATCTACAATTTTTTCTAAGTTATTAAAAATAAACCGAGCAGTTCTAAATGTTGGACCAGCAATAAGAATTTTAGTATTAGGTTCAAATACACATTGAAGAAAACAAAATACTGCTGCCATAAATGACTTACCACAACCACGCCCAAACACGCACATATTAAAATTTCTATTCATTAAAGCTTTGAGATGCAACTCCTGATATGGAGCTAGTTTAACTCCACTAATAAGTTCTGTTGTAAATCCAAGATTAGCTCTAAGAAATTTTGCTAAAGAGATTTTGGCTTCTTTATCATTAAGAAATCCTTTGAGCTGAGATAATTAAGCATTAACATCTTTAACTTCTCTTAAATATTTATCTGGACAATATATCATAAAAGTTTCATATCATAAGCTAATTGTAAATCTACTTTTTTATAAAAACATTTACTAGCTAAAATAGATTCTATAGTTCTTTTCATCTCTTCTCTGCCATCTACAAAAACAAATTGTAGATTATCAAATTCTTGAAGTAATTGTCTAACATTATGAAATATAAACTCTGGTGTTGCTTTAATCTTTTTGCTAATATGTGGAAGGTATTGAAAACTTAATGCATTAGAAAGCTTTTCTTCTACTATAACAATAAGATAAGCGTTATCTTTTTTTGCTCTAATTATCTCGTTTTTAAATCTTTCAAGATTACCAACGCTTAGAGTACTAATAAAATCACTAAGACTTTTTCTTTCTATAAAGCAACTACAATTATCATTAGAGCAAGTATAATCTCCATATGGTAGGGTCTTTATTTCAAAAGGTATATTAAATTTAAGCCAATTCTGTTCTCTTGTATCAACATAGATAGTATCTTTTGAATTTAATTTATTTTTAAATTGGTGAATGATATTACTTGGATGTATAAACTTATTTTCTAAGCCTATGCTAGAGCAAACATCATAATAATCATTAAATAATTTATTATAAGAGATAATAGATGGCGCCATAATAGTTCTTAGCTCTACTTGACAAGGACTATATGTTAATTTTTTGTCTTCTTTTCTTTTAGCTAATAATTGTTTAGTATATTCTTGAGCTTTTTCTATTGGCTGTTCTTTAAGCCATTTTTTCATGTTATTCTTATCATTAAAGTCACTATTGAAATATTGTTCTTTGGTTTTAAAATTAATAGTATCGCCAGTTAGAAGATCTTTTTTAGGATAATAAGTATGATAGTATTTTTCTTTGTTTAAACCATAACCTCTAAGTGCAAGATGCAAGCTTTTTTCATCTTTAAATTCTTTACCATCTACTTTACAAATAACTGACATAAGATTAACCATTTAATATTTCGTCTTTAGATATTCCTAATATTTTGCATTTAATTTCATCCATAGATGATAGTCTATCTATTTCTTTTTCTACGGTTTTCTTTCTCATCTCTGCCATTTTAATTAATTTAGCGCGACTTTCTTCTTCTTTCCACATTTGAACAAGATTAATAATTGAAGCTGTTTCTTTTACTTGTTTACTGAGTCTTTCGCTTCGTTTTACTTTAAGATCATTGTTTAATTTTTGTTGACGATTAACACAATCATTATATTCTTTTCTTGCTGTATTGCTTGCCTCAACTATCGCCATTGGAATCTTTCCATCTTCTTGAATTGCAATATCAATTTGATTTTGAAGTACTCCAATAGTCTGTTGAATATTAGAAGATATCAATACTTCTGTGCAAAGAACAATGTATTGATCAACTTCTTCTTGTGTTAAGTCTGCTTTATTGTATGTATATCTAATAAAACTACTTTCAAAAAGTTCTCTATCACTTTCGTTATCATAAAGATTAATTTGATGAATAAATCTATGAGTATTCATATAACCAATTACTGCTATGATCTCTCTTTTTTGAGCATGAGTGATTTTAGTTTTATCAATACCATCCATAACATATTTATTAATTTTTGCTACCATTCTCTCTTCGCTACGAGGTGGCTTGTAATCTCCAGAAGCTGCGTCTTCATTTTCTGTGTTATTATATTTAATATTAGTTGGAATAATTTTCATATATTCCAAAACGCTTCTAGTTTCTTGGCATAAATTAGTTAGTGCTTCGTTTTTAAATAAAATTTTAGCCATTTCCAAACCAGTCATAGTTAAACAATTATTACTAATGTATTCTTTTTGCTCGTTTGTTAATTCTATAAGACCTTTGGCTTCGTATTCATGACTTTTTCTTGGTTTGATATGCCTAGAGGCAAGAAATTGTTTTACAGCTTTGCCTTCTTTACTACGACCATCAAGATCATCTCTATCAAAAGCAAGTTTAACTAACTCTGCTAAAGATGGAGGATTATCTGGACGATTATTCCATTCTGTGAGTAATTTTAATTGCTGTTCGTCTGTGAGAACGAAAATATCTTCGCTCATATAATATCAATATCTCCATTATACAAGTGCTTCTTGACTTTAATAATAATTGATTTTTTTAGATTTTTAATTTGCTTGTATCCTGCCATGCGATTCTTTTCTGTTGTTCTATATCCCATTAATTTAGCAACTTGTTCATCATCTTTGCCATCTATATATAAGTATTGATAAATTTTCCATTCAATTGGTTTTAATATTTTAAACATTTTATTATGTACATTTTGTGCTGTGGCCTCAAGATTGAAATTTTCATTTTTCATATCATTTATTTCTTGAGTATGATTTTCTAAGCTTACTGTTAGTTTGGTATCATGTGCGCTTTTCTTATTCTTTTCCCAATTTGCATATAATGGACAAGCTGAACATTGTTTGCTATAAATCCCACAACCATCATCACTTTCTGCAGCAGAGCATTTTAAACAAGGCCGAGTATAATTGCTATAATTATTACGAATAAGATTTTTAATTTGATTACTTATAATTCGATTTACCCAAGGAGCAAGAGGTTTAGAGGAATCGTAAAGATGCCACTTTTTATAAATATGAAATCTTAAAATTTGAGAAACATCACTAAAATCCATCCAAGCAATTGCTGTTAAATTCCACTTATTTTTTCTTTTAAGGATTTCTGTATTTATGTTATCTATACAATTTTCAAACTTGGGTTTTTTAGCCATTGTTTCGTCCTCTACGACGTTTGGCTGAATTTGTTGATGTTCTTGAAGCTGGACGAATTGCTCCACCTTCTCTTGCGAAATCCTCTAATACTTTTTTAGTATCTACTTTTTCTGAAGATCTGTATTTTCTTAAATCGTTTTTATCTGAAGAACCAATTATACTACCAATTTTTTCTCCTTTATTTTGATTAATGTCATCATCAAAATCTAAATTATTAATATCTGGTACTTCATTTACTTCTGTAATTTAACTGTCATCATCCTCATAATCTTCTGG